TTACTATCTACATATAATTTTTTTCGGCGAGTATATTAAATGAGTGACAATCTTCACCTCAACTCCATCAAGCAAACTAAGACTCCATTGAATTCGCTATTCTTTTCTGAGTTCAATACGAATCTTCTTCAGAGGGGTATTCGTCAGGCCTTCAAGAATAAGACTGGTATAGCCATAGATTATCAAAACCCTGATGACCTTTATGGTATCATGCGCGTTGTCTTCATAAACAACTCCGGTGATCCTCACAATGAAGTAAACAAACAAGTTCGATTCATGAACGAACGGGTCATCGAAACCGCTTTAAGTCAGATTCAGACGGGGGTGTCGCAATATATGGCCTATGCTCAAGAGATCGATACGACTCGAACATTACTCGACAGACCTGTAAATACGAGCACAGTTGGTAACAAGATTGAATCAAATAATAAGATCGGCATCAACTAATATAAAGTTTGGGTTCAATAATAACGTAAGTATGAGTCTTAACTATTACAAAACAGAAACTGAAAAAGTATGTAAACAAAAGGGTTGGGATAGGGCTACGGTTGATACTGTATGGCTCTTGCTAACTGAAGAAGTTGGAGAATTGGCTTCGGCGATTCGACAATATAAGAAGACATTCAAGAAGACAGGACTTAAGAAGGATCGAGGTACAGATGTCATGATGGAAATGGGTGATGTTTTTAGTTATTTATTTCAATTGGCGCATATGTTGAATGTAGATCTTGATAAGATGTGGGAAGAACATAGAACTAAAATACATGATAAGAAATATTATCTGAAGTAATAGTAATTATGAGTTCGTACATGCTCAACGATAAAGATGCCATCGATGACGTCAACCCCTTTGTCACACATGATTTTTCCTTACCAGGGGGTGTGAGACAAAGTGGTGAATTTGAAAGTTTTTCAGCGACTATCGAACCTACTATATGTACTTCCGTTCACACCGATGAACGAAGTGTGTATTGTGATTTTGGGTTGTGTAGCACTCAAGAATCTCCGGAAGTTTTTGATAGAACCGTTCACCCTAGGAGGAACATAGATTCGGGATTCACATGTCCTCCGAGTAAGAAGACTTCTGTAAAAGTTGGTGTCGCGAAAAATAAGCGACGTCCTCTTTTTGGTATGTTCTTAATCGTACTCTTCATACTTCTGATTCTATTATATTCAGGACGGTAAAGAAATAATCGAGTCGATCATCATCGTCGCACTCCTGAATCACATCAGATAAATGCTTTTTACAAAACTTTTTGACGAAATCCACTTGCCAAGCACTGTTCATGTTTATAATCGGTGGCTGGAATGTGGAATCCAAAATCTTACTCGAATGTGCTAGACGTACGTAAATGTCTGCATCATAGTCGTAAGAAAGAATGTTTTCGAGCGCCAACTCAGCCATCTTTCGTCGAACCTCCGTTGTCTTCTTGACCATGGTATCTAAGAACTTGACGTAAGGAATGGAGTGTTTCTTAGATTTTAGTACTTCCCAATGCGCCGTGGGTTCAGTGTTTATAAAGTCAACGTACGTTTCGTATTTTTTATTATTCTTCACATATCGATCGTACACTATCTCTACGTATGACATATTCGAATCAACATCAAAAACAGAGGTGGCGCTTTTTATAAAAGAGGTCATGTGATAACAAAACGATTTTATTCTTTAAGATACCTAAGTCGACAGACCCCTACATCAAAATCATGTTTTATAAACGCAAAAATGTATTCATCAATCGCGAACAATAGCTTTTCTTATCTCCTCACTTTGGATGAGTTTAGAAAAGCTTTACCGGAAGAACTTAAACCTTCATGGATAAAGATCACGACAATCACCATGATTTCAAGTTTCGTTCAAAGTATTGACATAAAAAAACTTCGCACCATTTTCGAAGAACTTGGTTCTTACACACTGAAAAGATCGGGTTCCAAAAGCGATGGTGGGTTTCAGTGGAAACTGAAACCAACGACGTTTTATAATCAGATTACACTGACATATCATGACAACTACAGTACGAAATCTGTGAAGGTTTTTCCTAATGGTTCCATCCAGGTGGCGGGATGTTGCGACTTGTTTGATTGTAAGCGAATCATAACTCAACTCACATACATTTTCAAGAAATTTCTGAACTTTGAAAATGGCATCCCAGAAGACTCCTTTAGAGTGGTTATGATTAATTCCAACTTCAGTCTGAACTATAACATCAACCTCATGAAAGTGGCGGAGTGGTTCGAGGCGTACAAAGACATATTCAAGGTATCATTTGAACCGGACAGGTACAGCGCAGTTAAGGTTAAGTTCAAACCAGCGAATGACATGAAAGAAATTACTTGCAGTATATTCAGTACTGGTAAAATCATAATCACCGGTGCAGAAACACTCAAAGAAATTGCATTTGCTTACAACATCATCAACCAGCACATCAACGAAAACCCAGACATTCGTGTATCTCGAACTCAGGAAACAGATGTATTCAACACATTTCTTGGGTACAAGTGTGAACCTTTTATCGATCTTCTCAGACAAAAAGGTTTTAAATCTTGGGTACAGACCGTTAATAATAGACAAATTAATTTCTAACTTTATAGTAATTAAGATGTCGCAGCGACTTGGTATGGCCGATGGACGCTGTTTCACTGTGAACTCCTCAGCTCAGCTTTTTAACAACTACGTCATGAAGCAGAATGGTATCTCTTTCGAGGACAACTACTCGTACCGCCAACTTCTTCAAAAGTCTGGTCCCGAGCTCTTCGACAAGATCACCAAGGGAACTCAGCCTAGTAATGGTCCCTGTGTAGACTGTGATAAACCCCTTTCGGATACTTCCGATATATATTAACGTGTGATAAATATCAAAAAAAACTTTAATACCTTCTTGTAGAATGTCCACATGTTCCATATGTCTAAATGAAGTTCGTTGCACGAGGACAAATCCTCCGATTCGATGTGGACATATGTTTCATTCCCACTGTCTACAAGAATGGAAAAATCAGGGTAAGAATACGTGTCCGGTGTGTAGAAAGGTTTTTGATGCTACACAGTTTAAAATTATTGTGACGATACACAACAATTATACGGCTGTATCTAATTCTGTGTCTTTGAATGAAGAGTCCATATTTGATGTTCTCGATCTATTTGACATTACGTTTGATGTCGAAGATGCCCCAGATTTAGACAGTATTCTCGCTGACTTTGGGATGGGTCTTACCGACTTTGATTCCACTATTCTTGACGCAGAATGAACCACAATATAGTTCGTAGTTTAGGGTTTGGTAGTCTCTTGAAGATTTTCGAGGGTCTTTTATTAACTTCCCCCTCGCATCGACTAGAAGTGGACCTGTAGCCCAGCCACGTTTGTGAGAGAAGATATTGGCTTTGAATATGATACGTTTACCTACCTGAAACCTACCCGCTCTCTTAATCCTTGAAATGGGTACCCTAAAAAAGCTGGCTACAGATTTAACAGTGTCACCGTTCTTTATTTTATATTCAATAACGCCATGTTGTTTATAGAAATGGAAATCCCCTTGTCGAATATAATTTGTAGGTCTTCCAGGTGACACAAACATCATTACCTTATAGTAACCTTTTCGACACTGTTCTTCTGCTTTAGCGCGGTACACCTTTTTAGGGTTGTCGGATATGACGCGCTTGGGTAATTCTTTACAATTTGTGTACGTGTGGTTACGATTTGATAAACCAGATCGGTCACCTGGTGTCGATTTTTGGAATCTATACGCTTCGTAGTCCCCGACAGCATAAGCGTAGCAGTTGTTACTCGTCACACCCTTTTTAGATCCCCAACGTCTATCAGTGAATATGGGTTCAGACCCACTCAGGGGAAGCTCCCTCATCTTAATACACGTGTAGAAAAAAATGTCCGCATGTAATAAAAATGATTAAGGATATGGCCAAATCTGAGTCTCGCACTGACATGATTCGAGAATTTCTCTTGTTCGTGTTAGCGCTTCTCATCAGCACTTTCCTGATTCGGATCTTCTGGAACCGCTCTCTTGTGAAGCACATTAGCGTTCTTCGCCCCATTAACACTCTCGCTGACGCTTTTGTTCTTTCTGTTTCTCTCAGTGTCATCCGCGGTCTTTAAAATTCTGAATACCCGATAGTTCGTTCGCCGTTAGGGTGAACGATGGTAGGATACGACGTAACATCGTCACACATATTTTCATTGCAGTTGATGAAGATATACGGTCGTGTTGTTTTATTTAAAAAGTA